GCACAACAAGAACCAATGGCAGATTTTCAAAATCAAAAAAATCCTCCAGAACAAGAACAACAAAAAGGAAATAAAAATGGATAACATGGATCGTTACAAGCAGTTTATTTTTACACAAGTACAGGAACAAACTGTTGATCATGAAGAGCGTGAACTTGCAGAAGAGATTAATGAAGTTATTAAAAAATCTGCTCCAGCAGGCACTTGGATTAGCGACTTTGTACATAGTGATGATCCAAAATTTGCAGGTAAGTCGAAAAAAGAGCGCATGAAAATGGCACTTGGTGCTTATTATGCTGCTCATCCAGAACAGTCAAACAAGTAAGGAGTAATAAATGAGCACACGTGATCTAATTAACGCTATCGCTGCTGGTGAAGCAATTGAAATTGAGAATGCTTTTAATCTAACAATGGCAGAGAAAATCTCTTCTCGCATTGAAGACAAAAGAATTGAAGTTGCTCAGAGTTTATTCAATGTTCAACCAGAAGAAATTAGTACAGAAGATTCAGTAGAACTTGCAGCAGAGACAACTACAGAAGAATAATGAACTACAAACAGTTTACAAAACAAATTAGAGAAAATATCTGTGGTATTCAGATTCAAGAAGAGTCTGAGTGCTATGGACACTCCATTATTCAATCAACGGATAATAAAATTTTTGTAGACAATAAAGAAACAGAATTATTGAGTATAGAAGAAGCGAAACAATATATCAATCAAATTAAACTTGAAGAAAATATTACACAAGAACTATACGAAGAAATACCACAAATTAAAATTGCTGAACTAATTAAAGAATACCACGATATTAAAGTAACAGATACACTAATAGAACAATATATCGAAATCGCTTCTTCTAAACTATTCAGCGCAGATCCAGTTATTCAAGAAATTCGTAATATGAATTCAGTCGATAACTTGGTCGAAGGTAAAATTGATTACATCCTCAATGATGGATCAATCGTAGCAATTGACGAAGAAACTAATAATGAAATAAATAATCTATTATCAGAACATTCTGACGTTGTAGAATACATGCGTCAGTCAAAAGACAACTTTATGTATGTTGTCAGAGAACTATAAGGAAATAATATGGCAGTCACGAAGACCGTATTAAAAGCATCAGAAGCAGAAGCAGTTGTAAAAATCACTGGAGTTAGTGGTGATACTACCACTATTAATTTGGCAACAGACATTCTTGCTTCTTCTCAAGAAGCAGGTAATAGCACACAAACAGTTTTTATTACTGGCATGCAATGGACTGGTGTAGTTGCTGGTGTTGCTACTATTACTAGAAACAATGTTATTATTGCTACATTAAATGCTGGTGCATCAGGTGCGTTAGACATGAGTGGTCAAATGATGGTTCCTGATTCAACACAGGCGACACAAAATATCGTTGTTACTATTACTGGTGGACAGACAGAAGTATGGTTACGTCTTAAGAAAGTCACTGGATACAAAACTAAAATTGAGTACGGTGTATACGGTTCTTACGACGATGAAACTATTGTCGGTGCTAGAGATGTTAGCGGTTCACCAGATTACACAGGTTAAGGAATAACAATGAAGTTAATTACCGAAATATTCGAACAGAATAATATCATTGTCGAAGATAAACTCGGCAAAGGTAAACAATATTTTATTGAAGGTATTTTTCTACAGTCAGAATTAAAAAATCGCAATGGACGTGTTTATCCAGAGAAAATTATGGATAAAGAAGTTCAGCGTTATACTGAAGAATATATCAATAAAAATCGTGCTTACGGTGAACTTGGTCATCCAGATACTCCATCTATTAATTTAGATCGTGTATCCCATATGATTACTGCACTCCGTAAAGAAGGAACCAATTATATTGGTCGTGCAAAAATTCTAGATACACCAATGGGTAAAATCGCTAAGGGTCTCCTTGACGGTGGTGCTAATCTTGGTGTATCCAGTCGTGCTCTTGGTAGTTTAAAAACCAATCGTGAAGGTGTTCAGGTAGTTCAAGATGACTTTATGTTATCTACTGCTGCAGACATTGTTGCGGATCCAAGCGCACCAAATGCTTTCGTCCAAGGAATCATGGAAGGACGTGAGTGGGTATTCGTTGATGGGAAATACGTGGAAAGACAAATTGAGCAGGCAAGGAATCTTATTAAGAAAACCTCGTCTAATCGACTAAACGAAATGTCCATTAAGGCATTCCAAGATTTTTTAACTAAAATTAAATAAGTTATAAATAATTCTATGAATTATCCAGTACAGGAGAAAACGATGTCAATCGAACAAAAAATCGCTGAGTTACTAGCGGAATCTAAGAAACTTCAACAAGAAGAAGTAGCAGTTGAAGAAACAATCGAAGAGGAAGCAGTTGCCCCAGTTAAAGGCGAAGAAGAAGCAAACGTAAAAAAGAACA